TCTACATTCCATTTGTTCCATACACTCGCAATCGTCATTTGAACCACAATTATAGCAAGTTTGGTGGTCTTCGCAGTGGTCATCGAAATTGACACTTTCGTTACTACATAATTTACAATCCATAATACATAAATGCAAAGGTTAATACAAGTATAAATGAGATTGTTAAAATCATATATAAGAAGTTTTTAATGTCGTATGCTTCAATTTCTTCAATATTATATTTTTTGTGCGAATTAAATTTAATAAAGGTTACTAAATTTTTAGCATTTCGGTATTGACTAAAACCCGTTTCTTTGTTTGTTATTTTATACATTTTATTTATTTTATTGATGTCTAACCTCGTGTCAAACTTAGGACAAAAGTAAACATTTTTATTTAACTAACAAAATAAATAACACAATTATATAAAAGTTATTAACAATTAAGGTGTTAATAGACGTATTTAATCTAGGAAGTTTAAGTACTTCTATAGTGTGTTTGTATTAAAATGGTGTGAAAATGTCTTAAATCGTCTAGGGAGTGTCTAAATAGAACAGTATAAAACTAATACTATAATAAGAATATACATTATAAATATTTTTATTTGTTCGGTCATAAAGACATTAAAAGGTTTATTGGTACTGTTCCGTTGTCTAATATTACTGCACAAGATATAGCTGGATTCTTACCTGCTTTAGCATAAGCAAAAGAATAACTAGAAAAGTCAATACCGCAACCTACCTGCATTCCGAATATTCTAAAGTTTTTACCTACATAGTTTTCAGTATAACATTGTGTATGTAAGTGTCCTTGTACTGTATTCATAAGATCGGCTCGACATTTTGTTCGTGCAGTACCACCTTCACCGTGCAAATATTGTACGTTATCTAATTCGTAAGATACTTTAAAATTCCATTTAGGAACTTCTAAGACTTCTTTATAACTCTTTATCCATTTCTTAGGTATTGCACTTGTCTGTGCTTTACGCATTATAAGTCGGTCGTGGTTACCTATTATAACTGTAGCTTTAGGGAAAGCTTCATACCACCTTGCTATTCGTTTTATAGCAAAGTCTAGTTCTTCACCACCACCTAAACCGTCAGCGTCAGTTTCGTGGTAACTACTATAGTGATTGTCTATAACGTCACCTATAAATACAACTTCATTACAAGAGTATTTAACGTACTGTTCTTTACAGAAGTCTAAATATTCGTCTAAGTCAAAAGGACAGTGTAAGTCACCAATAACTAATACGTTTCTTTTAGCTTCTGTACGTAGTTTATTTATAACTTCTATTTCGTGAGGTTTCAACCTATAACGGTTGTTACGCATTACTTAGTTCTGTTTGGTACTACTTTATCTATAAACCAAATAACTTTGTTCAATAGTGAGTTGTCTTTTTCAGACGGTGTAAGTCTAACAATTACTTCGAAAATTGCTATTAGTGACCATAATAAAGTAGTCCAATCGATGTTTGATAATTCCATTATATATAATATTTTAGTTAATATGTCCAAATTACGTTCTGTGTTTTATCTGTGTCCAAATCTACGTGAATAAATGTGTCTGCAATACCTATCCTTGTAAAACCTGCTAACAATAGACTATTGAAAACTATAAATCTACTTTTACTGTCCTTTACACTTATGTCTGCTGCTAGTCCTTTTAAGTGACTAGAATTTCTACTAGCCTTATAACCTCTTTTTATTAAGTCTTCGTTGTATTCTTTTGTTCTATAACCTGAAGTAATTTTAAAAGGTGTATTTTCTGCTAGTCCTCTTGCTTGATCTAGTTTTTCTAAAAATGTATAATTCATTTTAGAACCCGAACCTTCTTCAAAAGGACAATCAAATTCAGATAGTTTAAAATACTTTAAAGTCATTTTTTTTTATTCCTGTTGTAGTGTGTGTACCATTTGTATATAGTATATCCAATAGTCAAAGATAGTAATATAATCTTTAAAAACATCTCTATTTCTATAAAAGTTGTAGCTGCTAGTGTACCACCGTTAATTATTCCTACTTCTGCTATTTCTTCCGTTGCTTTTTTTATCGGCATTTTTAATGTATGTTTTTAAAGCTACTTCGTTTTTAGCTTTTGGTTTATAGTTCTTTTTCATTAGTGTAAGTCTGGTGTTAAGAAGTCATCTAAAGTAATATCTCTACGTTGGTTTCTGTCGTATTCTAAATTCATACCAGAATAATAGTTTACTGTATCTGGTGAAACGTCTGAACCTGTGTTTGTAGTGTATTCTGTAAAGCTAGCAGTATTGTTTTTAATATAGTCTATTAGACGTTCTGTATAAAATTCTGCTGTGTTCCTTATTTCCTCTCTTAGATCTTGTGCTTCTTCTCTACTTAATGGTGTACTGTTTTCTGCAGTCTTAGAAACTACGTTGTTGTTCATTACCTTGTATCTTAAAAACGGTAAACATTCGTAAAAACTCCAGTGTATAAGGGCGTCCATTATAAAATCATCTACTAAAGTTTGGTATGCACCACTTAAAGAACCTGCTGTTATTTTCGTTTGTAACGCTTCGAAAAGGTCAGTTCCTAATTTAGTTTCTATATATTTCTTCTGTGCAATTTTTATGTAGGGGTGCAAAAAAGATGCGTCTACATTACCACCTATTGCAGTACTATCTTTTATTTTGTTTTCACTTATGAATAATACGTATGACATTAGCTATATTTTTCTATTAGTTCTGGGTTTACAAATCCTTTATCTGCTCTTCTTTTTGGTGCTTGTGCTACTCTTTTATCGTTTGCTTCTGGGTAAAAACCAGACTGTCTAGCTTTAGCTGTACTAATTACCTCACCGTCTTCTAAGTTACCACTTTTAGATACTCCTAAAGTAAACTTAAAAATCTTGCGGCGGAAGAAATGAAAACAGTTGCCACCGCCTTTGTTTTTCCATATGCTGTAATTTGATTTTCCTTTAGGTGCCCAATCCGAATTTATATTAGTCTTTGTACCCATTAATAGTAAATCTTTTTTACGGTATATCTTTTTAGCTGCCATCATACGTTTACAGAAACTTCTACTTTTACCACTTTTTCTTGTTAGTCCTGTATCTTCTGCGTATTCGTACCTTACTTTATATAAGTTATAGTTCTTGTCTATTCCGTCTTGTGCGTCTGCTTCGTCTGGTTTTGGTGAACCTGTACTAACTGCTAAGTCTAAACGGTGTATTTCGTTTAACTCTTTTTCAAAATCAAAGTCTTCGTCTTCGTCTTCTACTTTTTCTTCATCTATTAATTCATAACCTTCTGGTGTGTCTTCACCAAATTCTGCTATAAACTTGTCTAGTTCGTCTTGTTCTTCAGACATACTATATTTGTCTTCTTCGTCAGCTGTTAGTTCTTCTTCTAAACTTTTCAATCCTAGTTCATTTCGTATCTCATCAGTCGTCATTACCGACTTCATATCTTCAATAGTAAATCTTGTAGTAATAGGTTTGTTCTGTACTATTTCTATAGGTAAGTTTATTCCGTTTACTTCTAAGATCTTACCTAAACAACTTAATATGTTATTTTGAAATGGTTTTATAACACTATTTAAGTAAACTTCAAAAGCACTATTTAGTTCTTCTGCGTTATTACCTAATCCTGTACTGTTTTTAATACCCATTAACATAGGTGAAGTAACTCTATGTCCTGTAAGTATGTTTTGTACTAGAAGTTCCTGTAAAGCTAAATACGTCTTATCGGCTTCTGACATTGATATTGGTACTATTTCTGGTGTTCTGTTTTTATCGTCTGAAAATGTTATTATTGTTTTGCCTGCGTTACCTGTTGATGCGAACTTTTTATTTATGCTATTCTCAACCTGTCTTCTTTCCTCGGCCGAAGGTATCCCATTAGAAAAATTTATAAACATACTCGCAGAGAAAGAATTTTCCACGTTTGCTAAATGGTACTCTGCTATTTTCTGATCTACTAAACACCAATTACACGCCGCTACATAATCTGGCACTTTATATAGTTGCATATTCGGACTATACATACCGTCATATATAATAGCGTTAGGGTTTGTTCTGTCGTTTACGTTAAAAGCTGGTACTACTTGCGGTTTGTTTCTTCTTGTATTACTCCAATCAGAACTTACATAGTATTCTGTAACCCTTCCTAAAGCGTCTGGTTTACCCATTCTTATACGTTCTACGGGTATATGGTAAATATCTGATATTTCGGTACGATCTTTACTCCAAACTACGTTTAAAGCATACGCTCCCTGAAGCTTAAAGTCGAAAGCTATCTTTTTAACTACACTATGTAAACTTTCACCTTTACTGTTTGCTTGTGCTAAGAACCTTTTAAGTTTTACGTAAGCGTCTAAATTGTCGCTTTCTTCAACTGTTATACTTTCTCCTGCTATC